TCAGAAGAAGAAATGGATGAGTACATAGATACAATCATAGAAGTAGAAGAGTATTTAGAAGAGTTAGAAGAGTTTGAATTTGTAATTATAGAAGATATAGAAGATATTGAAATAGATATGATAGACTTTTATATTGAGACTGAATTGTTTCCACCCTCAGAGGAGGAAATACAAAAGGACTTAGAAGAAATACAAGAACAATTAACGGAGGATGATAATGAGTTGGACAAAGAAATATCTAGAGATGACACCGATACAGAAGATGAAATTCAAACAGAGGAGATTTTGGATGAGTCAATACAGGAAGATGTTGAGGAAGAAGTTGTAGAAGTATTTAACTTCTTTAAAGAAGAAGAAGTTATTGAACTAACTGAAGAAGAGTTAGAAGAAGAAGTTGCTGAAATAGAAGAGATTATTGTCTTAGATATTCCTGAAGTAACTGAAGAAGAAATAGAAGAATATACAGAAGAGGAGCTAGAAGAATATGAAGAAGTTAAAGAAGCCATTATACAAGAGTATGTACAAGAACTTGAAACCGAAGAAGTTATTGAGGTCATAGAAGAAGTTAATGACATAGGTGTACAGAATCTAGAGCAAGTATCAGAAGAAGTACAAGAGATAGTTCAGGCTGTAGTAGAGGAGGCTATAGATGATATTGAAATACTTACTGAAGAGCAAGTTGAAGTTGTCGCTGAAGTATTACAAGTACAAGCTGAAGACGTTGAGATTATTGCTGAAGCAGTACAAGAAGATGAAGTAGTTGCAGAAGCTGTAGAAGAATACGTTGAGAGAGCTGTAGAAAATGCTGACGTAGAAAACTATACACTTGCTGATGTTGTTACAGAAGTGCAGTATGAAAACTTTTTAGAAAATCCTATAGAAACTTTTGTTGATTTAGATTTTGAAGATATTACATTAACTAGCATTGGAGATGATATGACTCAAGACCAGAAAGAAAAAGCACAAGAAGTGGTAGTGCCAGTTATTTTGACTAGAATAGCTAGTATGGCGGCTTTTATGTTTAGGAGAAGTTTATGATTAAAAAGCTATGGTCATGGATAGTGGCTGCAATTAAAGAAACATTAAACCTAAGTTGGACTTTGGTTGGTTTAGTTATTGCTACACTGACACTAACAGGGTCTGCACAGCAGGTCACAGGATTAGCTACAGTAATTACACTAGCCTTATGGCTATTAACTATCGGTTTTAGGAAAGGAGAATAACAATGGACAATTGTTGTGGTGGTGGATGTTGTGGAGGAAAGTAAGTGCTATACTTATATCAATGAAAAAGGAACACATATAAGCGTGTGTCATTGTAAATATGGAGGTATAGGTGAAACTCACAGTAGTTAGAACACAATTTGGTACAGATGCTACCAATGGTTTGCTGTTTATAGATGGTTTATTTGAATGTTATACATTGGAAGACCAGTATCAAGCAGTAAAAGTAATGCATGAAACATGCATACCAGAAGGAACTTACGACATAGAATTTAGAAAGACAGGTGGATTCCATGCTAAGTATTCAGAAAGATATAAGAATGCACACTATGGAATGTTACACATACAAGACGTACCAAACTTTACCTATATCTTAATTCATACGGGGAATAGTGACGAACACACCTCAGGTTGTCTTATAGTTGGAGAGACACAACAGGACCTTGATATATCTAAAGATGGATTCATAGGTTCAAGTACGGTTGCTTATAAAAAAATGTATGCAAAAGTTGCTAATCAATTACTGCAGGGTAAAAAAGTTACAATAGAATATACAACTATTAACAACTTATTAGAAAACAAACCTACTGTTGATAATAAAGCTAAAGACCATACTGTCTTAGCTAGCACAGTGTTTGAAAAACTACAAGAAATCAATGGCAATGTTATTAAAACTAACGCTATGTTGAAAGGTAGATTGATACAATGAGCTTGTTTGAGAAATCAAAGAGAAGAAGAAACCGAGACGGCACATTCAAGAAGGATGTGGGGTGGACTCCTTGGTCTGAATCATGGGAGTATAAGATGAGTGAAGACTTAAAAGATATGTTAGAGCGTACTGCTTGGACATTCATTGAAGCCTTTATTGGTGCTTTAACTGTAGCTCCACTAGTTGGTGTAGACGCTGAAGTACTTCAGTTAGCTGCATTAGCAGGTGGTGGTGCTGCACTCGCTGTTGTGAAAACATACGCTAAAAAACAAATTGGCGGCGGTTCACAAACAGTTAGTAAATAGTTGATATAGCAAAGCCGAGGGTGTTATCCTTTCTACCTCGGCTTCTGCTTGCTATGAATTAGAAGGGTGCTTCTCCTGGTTTAATATCATCTAATGATTTAGGCTTAGGTAATGTCATACCATTCTGTACTGCAGCAAAATCTTTCCAACTGCTAGGTACTGTTTTATTATCCATCCACCAAGACTTAGCAAAGACCTTACCATCTACAGTATCGCCTTCTGTACACTGTGACATAGCCTGACATCTAAAATCAGGACTATTAGGTTTATTCTTTTCCTCAGCCTTATAGTATTTAACTCTTGCATCTGAGCCACAAGGACATATAAGTCCTTTATCATCAATAGCTAATTTACCATTAGGATGTTTGTCTCCTTTTCTATCACCAAAACCAGCATCTTTAATTTGCTTTGTAGGAGAAGTAGTAGAAGAAGCCCCTGACTCCTTAACATCTCCTACTACTTTTTTCTCCTTTTGTTTTGGCGGTGTGGAAACAACCTTTGACATTTCTTCTCTACTAGGTCTTTTCTTATTAGACCCTTGATACTTCCAGTTAGCTAATGCTCTACCTATAGCAGATGTCTCACAGTTTTCCATCCATGCATCTGCATTAGCAAAGCCACCTTGACCTTTAGTTTCTTGTGCAATACCTGTTGATACAGGTAATACTTTCTTTTCATCTGTATATATTTCAGCTTTGATTGATACACATGTACCATCATCTGTTATATGTACAACATTGGTTTCGATACGCCCATTAGGACAATCATCCCAAAACTTCTTAAGCCTATCCTCCACCATTTCATATTCATTTAAATTAAATTTAGCCACATCGCCTCCTTTGACTAATCTATTCTTCTTCTAATTGAATGTTATCTAAACGAGTAACGCCTACTTTTATAAGCACTTGCTCGTACTTGCCGTCAGTTTCAATCAAGAGTTTTGGTATAGTACCAACTCCTGCAAACTCAACAGCTTTAACATTTAATGTTTTTGCCATATACTATTCCTCTAAGTTAACTAAGTATTCTGCAGTTACACCTTTGTCAGGTTTCACAAACAAACAAAACTGCGATGGTCTACCCATACTTGCTAATTGTTCTTGTGCATAACTGTTGTAACTTTCAGTCGAACCATTTACCCATACACGAACATCATTAATATATAGTGATGTTGGTGTGTGATAATGTCCTGCAACTGCGTGTGTAAAGTCTTCCATCAAGCCATTTGCTGCAAGAGCTTTCCAACCTAGTATTTTTTTATTGTATCCGTAAAACGGAACGCCCATTGAACCACGGATATTATCTCCATGGAAACAAAAGAATTTAGCTTTTTCACCAAGATTAGCTACGGTGTACCAATGATTGTCAACACCTTCAGGGATGATAAAGTTTATTCTCTTTTCATCCTTGAACATAGTCTGTAGTATCTTTCCTAACATTCTATCAGCATTCGTTTCTGGATTGTAATCTCTGCGTGACCTACCCCCTAGAGCACCGTGATTACCTATCACCCAGTATACATCTACTTCTTGAAAGTTTTCTAATAAGATACTTAAAAAACTATGCATCATTCTTGGACCATCTACTGTTACTTGCCTATATAAAGAACTGTCTATTAAATGTGACTGCCCTGGAAATATAAGCTCTCCTTCAACAATATCTCCTAGACAAAGTACTGCACACTTCTCTACTTTATGTGTTGCCCTTTGTATTTCAGCAAGTTTTACAATCTTGTGTGCGTATCTAATAACTCTCTCCTCAGCTACCAAACTGTCGTAGTCTGGGGTTCTCTTTGCGAGTTGTATATCAGAGAGTAACGGCACGCAGATTTCCTCTTGTATTGTGGATTTTCTTGATTTAGCAGGCTTGCTAATTTTAGGAAGTGTAAGTGTAGACATACCATCTCTTGCACCTTGATAAACTGCCTCAATCATATCAGCTTTCTTATCTTTAAGCTTATCTATTTGTTTAAGCAATCGCTCATTGGTACTCTTTAAATCTTTTATTCTATCGCTCTCAGCTTCAGCTAAGAGGTCTGCTAGTTCTTTATGGTTAGTTTTTTTCGGCATATTGTTTCTCCAAATCTGCTAGCCATAAACGAACTCGGCTACGAGAAACTGTAAAATCATATTCTCGTTCCAATATTTCGCTAACTATTCTAGCGTTAGCTTTAGTGCCTTCTGTTGCAACCCTTTTGGATAATGTTTCAATAAAAGGAATAGCCTTAGCAGGTATTCTTTCATACCAATGGACATTACCACCATTGATTTTTCTTGTTGCCTCATCTATTAAAGATGACACCCCTGTTTTGTTTTCTGTTTCACTCATGATTTAATTGTAATGTGATTGTGATTTAGTTGCAAGGTTATAAAAATAAATATGATTGTGCATATGCATATGCATATAAAAAGAAAAAATAAAAAAAGTGTGGGTGCTTTCACACCCACACTTTACACGGCAATAGGAACGAGAGTATTCCTATTTCTTTACTGATAGCTGTTTAGCTACCTCTTTTACCATATCTACATTTTCAATAGGTATGATATTATTCTTTAACATAAATCGTTCTATCTCTTTTACTCTGTCATGAGATAGAGTTGTAGCACTACCATGTTCATTAACACCAATAACTTGTTGGTCTGATACCCAAATTCGTGGCTCAGGTTTTTCAGCTAATAACTTCAATGCTTCAAAGTCAACTGAGTTAGCACCATGCTCATTTAGATTATTGATAGCGTGTTTACTCATACTGCCGTTGTCGGCAATAATACGAATATCTCCATCATAACCATCATGTTTTCCGTGATAACCTACATATCCAGCTATCCAACTAGCAGGTAATAGATTAACTATTTCCTCTACATCATCAGAATAGAAACCCATACTTCCAGAACAATCAATCATCATACTTCCACCTGCTACTGTTTTCCTACTTTGAAAAACCTTTCGGTCGGTAGTAAGTCGGTGCATATTTCTAGGAACTACACCTGTATCATTGTTTCTCTTTCTAAGTTCTCTAATAGCTT